TGTTAACTCAGCGAACACTTACACTAGTATAGTATCTTTGTCNAAAGATACTACAACAGGTTCAATTACAGCAACATCTAATTCAGCCGCTGTTACCAATGCAATCATGGCACCTACAATACTTGACTACAAAGTCAAGATCTTAAGATTATTCCAAACACCTACAGGAACATTAGTGTTGGCTGTACCGTTTATTATGACAGCCATGCCATTGGTTAATGATGGTGACACAATGGTAATAGAGGGCGCTGACTTTGTATTAGCAAGAGCGACAGCAAAAGCTTGGACTTACCGACGACAGTTCTCAAAGGCGGAAGAGTTTAACAAAGAAGCAGAACGGTTACTCGCTGAGAATTTATGGAATCAAGATAATAATCCTAATCAAGAACATAGGTTTGGAATTGTAGCCTACACAAGGGATACTGCATAATGGCAGCTAAAGATGATCCGTTAGTATTTATCACGCGTAAAGACATATCAGCAGGTATGAACAATCGACTTCATGGGAGTGAGATTGGAGAAACTCAAGTCACTAACTTAGTGAATATTGATTTGAGAACTCCTAGGTATATCTGACAAACGTTCGGGTAATTCATTAGTAGAAGATATTGGAAACACGGCGGGTAGTGGTTCTTTGGGATTCAACCCTGCAGGTGGAACTAATGAATTGTTAGTAACGCATGGTTACAAAATAGAAGGATATACAGGTAGTGGAACTTTCACGGAGCATTATACTTCACTAGCTTCTGCCGCAGATGTTAATTTAATAAAAGTTGGCGAGAGTGGTGAAGATGATGTTGTGATGTTTCAGAATGGAAGTTCTAATGCTTTGCGTATGAATCAGTCACATTCTTTCCAAGATCTTGGAGACACAAATACTTCNCCACCTNTATCGTTAGCAAATCTTTATTTTAGAAATAGATGGTGGGTTCTTAAGAACAACTTTTTATATTGGTCGGATGCGTTTAGTGCGGACTATTCTTTAGCGTTTGATCGTGCGAATGACAATTTCAGCATACCTTGTGGTGAGGAGCGCAAGCTCATAGGCCTTAGAGAGCAAGGTATTTTATGTTTTGGAGAAGACACGATATGGGGTAGTTAACCCGTCGGTAACTCCAGTAGCGACTGATAAAGCAGAGATAATCCTAGACATAGGATGTGTTGCTAACAATTCAGTTGTACAGGTGGGTAATGATGTGTTGTATCTAGCGACTGATGGTGTTCGTGCATTATTCAGATCGCAACAAGATAAGTTACAGTTAGGTCAGACATTCCCACTAAGTTATCCACTGAAAGATGAGTTTGCGAATATCACGTTTACAAATATCGAGAAAGCAACAGCAGTATTCTACGACAATATATATTTGATAGCTTTGCCGGTAGATAGTTCAGCTTCCAACAATGAAGTATGGGCATACTTCCCAGCGTCGAATGCATGGAGTGTTTTCAAAGGGTGGAATGTTGCATCATGGTCTAAGGTAAGATTCTCAGGCCAAGAGAAGTTATATTACATTGACAGTACAGACGGAGATGTCTATGAAGCTTTTACCGGTACGCAAGACGCTAGTGGGGTTATTCAGTTTACAGAAGAAGGTCGCAAAGAACGATCTTGGCAATCCTCTACAAAAAAAGAACGGTGGTAGAATTTTTCGTTAAGGCTATTGCGACGGGCGACGCGGATCTAACCGTGTCAATGCAGTTCGATGATGGTGGGTATAACCAATTAGGTACTATTAATGTAACCGGTAATGCATTGAGTTTCCCGTGGACGTTCCCTATTACATTTCTCAATCCTAGTTTAGTGACAGAGAAGTTCCATTTAGATTCATACGGAAGTTGGTATCAATCTCGATATAAGATTGAGAACAATGAAACCGGCGAAGACGCCGACATACAAATACTAGAAAGAGGAATTGTTACTTACATGGATGAGTACCAATCGGAGGAAGATTAATGGCAGATATTACAATCACAAGGAATAAGACATTACCAGATACATCAGCAAAGTCGGACGTGCATGACTTAGTAGATTTAGCAACAGCATCTATNTCTAATATTGTTGGANCAGATTTATCACAGATTGTGACTGACAACAAGATTGGTGGATCATCTCTTTATGGATTACAGAGCATCACTAGTGGGGCTAGTATTCCAAACACAGCATTGGAACCTTTAACAGATGGTAATTTGGTATCTGGTTCTTCTCTATATAACCTAGCATCAGGAGCGTCAACAGCAGGGACATTACCTTACTGGAATGTAGTAGCTTCATTGGCGAGTGGAAGTACATTGTCTTATGATGGCATCACAAGTCTAGTTGGTGCAGCGTCAGGCCTGAATGTAAAAGTGGGGAGTTTCACGAGAGACATGACAGCAGCGACTGGAACACAAGCGGTAACAGGTGTTGGTTTCACACCAAAGCTATTGATATTCTTTGCAACAATTGGAGGAACAGTGGCATCGTCTTGGGGTGCAACAGATGGAACAACAGATATCAGGGTTAACAGAGACAGTGCAGGTGCGAACTTCGCATCATCAGCTACGCAGTGTGTTGTTCTAGAGACAGCAGGATCAACTGGTCAGACAGCAACGTTTAGTTCATTTGATGCAGACGGTTTCACATTAAGTTGGACAAAGAATGCATCTCCAACAGGTACGGGAGATGTTTATTACATTGCGTTCAAATGATAAACAGAAATGAAATACTAGATAAGATTATTGAGATGGTAGTTAAAGTCGATGATGAAGTATCCGAGTATAGGGAAGATTATTACTCTATGCTGTCTGATCATTATGATTATAAGACAATGGAGACATATATAGAGGATGGAGAGGTAAAGGGATTTGTTGTCTACAACATATCCGAGAGTGGGAGAGTAGTTAATGTCGTAGACATGTTTATAGATGGGAGTGTTAAGAAAGGCGTTAAGGTAATAAGATATTTCTTATTTGGAACTTGGTGTAAGTGGCCAACGTTAGAGTATTGCAGATTTGAAAGAGTGAGAAAGTACAATGATCGTTCTTTGCGGTCATATAAAATGGATAGAATAATGAATGTTATAGGAGAAAAAAATTATGGGAAGCATATTTAAACCAACAGTGGTTCAGCCTCCGACTCCAAAATCTCCACCTCAGCCTACTGTTAGTTCGGGGATAGAAGAGTTTGTGAAAGCACAACCAGAACTATTTGCACAACAGTTAGCTTTCGCACCTCAGGAAGCGCAACAACAGTTAGAGTTGTTGCAACAATTTGGCGCTCCGTTAGGTCAGGCTGTTCAGGAAGCTCAAAGAGCTATTAGTCCATTGACGACAGACTTGCAAGAGCAGTTAGCAGGACAAGCTATTGATCAGTTCAGTGGAGATATTCCAGAAGCTGAGAAGCAAGCTATCCTTTCAGATATCAATGCAACTCTAGGTCAGAATGTAAGAGCAGGATCAGGAGATGTTTTCAAAGCCAAAGCATTTGCAGGGGAGCGTTTCCGCCGAAAAACACAAGCACAGAATCTAGCATTGTCATTAGCAGGACGACAACAATTAGCACAGCCACAAGCACCACAGACGACACAGTTTTTGGGAAGTCTTACGCCAGGACAGGTACTTGGTCAACAGTCTAGTACGTTTGGAGCATTGGCAGGATTGGTTCCACAGCCACAGATTGGACCAAGTAGAGCTACACAATTTGGTGGAATACTCCAAGGTGCAGGACAGTTAGCGGCAGCAGGAGGTTGTTGGGTCGCTGCAGAAGTATTTGGTGGATGGTATGAACCTAAGACGTGTGCTGCAAGACATTATGTAAACTTCATGGCACCAGGATGGTTCAGAGAAATGTATATGAAATTCGGAGAGAGAGTTGCGAAGTTCATTAGTGATAAGCCAGTTCTTAAGAAATTAATTAAGCCGTTATTTGAAAAGTTCGCACGTTTAGGAGGCTATGTAGATGGCAACAATATTCGGTAGAGAATTATTCGATACACCAGCGCAGTTAGATCCTTCAGCAGGAGAAATATCACGGAGCAAGCAAGGATTGTTTTCAACCTTAGGACGAGGACTAGAGCAAGCAGGGTTAGCTTTCGAAGGACGGACTGATGTTGCCAGAGGTATAAGAGCACAGCAAGCAGCAGGAAGAAGTGCGTCAGAAGCAGCTTTCATACAAGCTCAAGCGCAGGCTGATGCTATAAAGAATGACAATACTTTTGCAGAGCAGATATCAAAGACGTTAAGCCCAGATCAACAAAAAGACTATTTGTATATAGGCCGAACTAATAGCACAGCCAGGAGACCAAGTAAAGTCAGGAAAAGAAGCACTAGCTTTTCAAGAGAAGGATAAACCTGCAAGTCAAGCGCTACAGTTAATGGCTTTTCAACTTGCTGGTAAAGGAGATCTTGAAGGAGCTCTTAGTATTTTATCTGGAAGAGGGTCGCAATCTCCTGTTGCAGTACAAGCTACAGAAGAGCAATCAAAAGAAGCTTTTTCAGAAAAGACAAGAAGATGGGGCTAACCTTATCAAGACAACGGGGGAGTTTGAAAAAGATGTAGAGAAGTTAATACCTGGTATAAAGGAAACAACAAAATCAAAGCTAGACAAAGCCAAAGATACTGCCAAAGAAATAGGTGGTGGGGAAATTCCAGTAGGAGCAACGGCTACGATTGCAGGGGTAAGTATTCCTCTTAATAGGAAGTATACTGAAGGAGAATTGAAGTCGTTAACAAATGCAGATGCTTTGAACAGTGAGATATCAGATCTAAAGAAACTTATTGATGCAGATTTAGGAAACCATTACTAGAACAGTCAGGGTTTCAAGGGGTACTACCATTTGGCTTGTTTAAAGAAAAGGGACAAGAGTTTGCTTTATTAAAGAACAGTATAAATGAGAGATTGTTACGACTTAGATCGGGAGCACAAATAAACGAGAAAGAATATCAGCGGTTTAGAAAGTTGTTACCATCAGTTTTTAGAAAAGATAATCTAGATTTAAACCAACTATCCCGTTTCGAAGATGAGTTCAATGGATTAAAGTCAAGAATAATATCAGGTTCTCTCTGGGATAAAAAGAGTAAGTCTTTTACAGTGGGTAGTGTAGATGTTCCTACAGAAGAGGGTGGAGGATCTTTCACATTAGACAATGTTCTAGAGGGATTATAATATGGCGACTACTGAACAGTTAAATGAGTTTAGAAAATATAATATCTTCTCGACCAGAAGAAGAGAGAAGTAAATTTTGTAAACAAATTTAAATCTTTACCCGATTACAAAAAAGATATTGCTATACAAAGAACGATACAAGGTTTTAATCCACAACAAGAGCAACCTGTTGTTGTTGAGCCTAATTCTGCTTTTCCACAAACAGGTGACCCTACAATAGATTTCCTATTAAGAGCAAAAGAAGTAGTTTCTCCAATAGCTAGAGGTGCTAATGTTGCAGCATTTGGTTTGCCTCAATTAGCTCTTTCTAAGTTTGATGACAAATTAGCACAAGAAGCTTTTGAAGCTCCAAAGACAGGTGCTGGACAAGTTGCAGATGTTGGAGCGCAAATAGCTGGTTTAGTTGGTGGTGGAGCTGCAAAATTGGGAGTTGGAGCAGGTAAATTAGCTGCTAAACAGTTATTAAGGAAAATCTGCTGCTGCAGGAATAGGTGCAAGAGCGTTAGAAGGGGGGATAAGTGGAGCTGTTTCAGGGGCGTCGCAGATATTCGATCCAGATACTGATATTAAACAACAGGCTATGCAAGCTGCGGGTGGTGCAGTATTTGGCGCAGCTGTAGGATCAGTAATAGGAGGTGTTGAAAAAGCATCTAGGTTTGTTAAGAAGCAATTCTTTAGTCCAGTTGCTAAAAAGAGATCTATAAATAAACGAATAAGCGAGGCATCTAAAGGAGCTACTGCAACCGCGAAGGAAAAAGTTGACAAGTTAAGGATTTTAGCTTCAGAAGATATTTCTAACAGAACAGCGGCTATGAAATCTAATTTACAAACACTAACAGATGACTTAGGTAAAGAGTCTTTCCAAACAGCATCTAAGGTTCAGTCACATATAAAACAATTCTCAAGAGCTAATAGTAAGGCATACGGACAAGTTATAGATGACATATCGGATAGCTTATCTAAGAGTGATAAAAATATAAGCAGAGAAAGAATAAGTGGAGTTTTTGATGAAACGCTCGACGAGCTAAGTGAAATGGATATTACAGAAGGTTCTCCGCTGAGCATGATTAAAAGTCTTTCTAAAAAATACCAGTTAGTTGATGATGATGTTATTGAGAGTGCCATACTTGACCCAACCGGTAAGGCTATAAGTAAGGTAAGAGTTGTAGATGGTGGGCAGCCAGTTCCTTTCAAAAATATTGTTGAAGATATAAAGAAATTAAACAAATCTCTAAGCGCTCAAGCCAAAGGTATTGGTCGTTTTGGAGCAGATGATATAGCAGTATCTGTTTATAGAAAGAACATGGGAAAGTTGTTAGATGAAGTATCAGAAGGTCAGTTCGGTTCATTGCAATCAGACTATGGTAAGAACGTAGAAGTAATAAAGAAAGCATATACTATGTTCAAACCTGCAAAAGGAGAAACTGCTTTGAGTCAAGCAGAAAGATTCTTTAAGAGACGAGGGTTAGGAAAAACTGGAGAAGCAGAAGAGAAGTTTGTTAAATTCCTAGAGGGTGGAACAAAGACAGGAGGAAAAAATGTTGCAGGACTTGGCGATATTACTGCTGGTGTTCAGCGGTCTGGTGTTCGTGTTCAACAAGCTACAAAGAAAATAAAAGATATTAAGACACAGTTGGTTGCTGATAGAAATAAGGTAGAGGCTGTTATAAACGCTAGAAAAAATTCTAGGCTAGAATCTCTAGAGCGTAGAAAGAGAAGAGTCGAAGATATGCAAGCTGCACGAAAAAGAATAAATACAATACGTGGTGGAGCTGCTGGAGTAGGAACAGTTGTTGGGTCAGGATTGTTATTAAAAAGCCTTCTAACTGGAGGTCGTTAATGGAAGGAATAGCAAAGTCAGCACCGCAAGATGTTGTAGAAGATACGAAGCAGATCAATGATCCTCTTCCTCCTATTTCGGAGATTGGTCAGGTGCCTTTCGAGGTGATGGAGCATTTCATGTTGGATGTCAACAACATTTCTCGAGGAGAACATAAGCAGATATTGGATATTATGAATAACTTAGAGGGTGATGATCCAGTGAGTGACATTATAGATATAGAATTAAAAGTAGGAACATCTACATCACGTCAAAGTAACTTAGATCAAGTATGGAAGTATTTGAAATTAGGACAGAGAATAAGACGTATGGAGAATCAAAGAATGGAGATGATCTATGGGAATAGGACAAGATAATTGAAAGATATAATAGAAGAAGAGAAAGTAGAAAATGGCGTAGATTTACCAGGTCCACCGTCGGAGTTGTCTTATGAAATCAAGAAGCATTTCTTAGCGTTACCACAGTATGCATCTATCGATGAGCTAAAACAAATGAAAGATATTGTTGGGTTGCTAGATCCGACAAAAGATTTTCTAAAGCAAATAGCTAGTTTAGAGACAAAGCTAGGGGCTCCGTTAGAAAATGAAACGTATTTAGATAGAGTCTGGAGATATTTAAAGTTAAGAAAAATAGTATCTAAGAGGATTACAAATGGGAACAAGTCGAGGCGGTAAGTCTATATTCCGTGAAAGGCCAAGTGTCATTTCTGAGTGGATGGAATCTAAAGGATTTAGTGGTACTTACATGGAAATGACTATGGGGTACTTCAAAACAAAGAGTTCTGTTAGTAATGGAACATTGTTTGATAATATGATGAGTTCTTTAGAGAGTACAGGTTTCACAGGAACTCTTCAGGAGAGGTTAGATAAGTTTTTTGAAGATAAGACGAGTATAGCTAATGACAGATTAGAGGCAGAGAGAGTATTTTGGAGAGACACATCTTTAGACTTTGGTGTTAATGCTTTATTAAGTGAAGATGGATTTAATTTATTATCAGAAGACGGACAAATACTGGAGGTAGAGGAATGAGATATATCGTATTAATGTTAGCTATGTTGTTGAGTACGAGCGCATATGCCCAGAAGATCACAGCATTGACTGAGAACACCACACCTGTAAGTTCAGATATACTGGTTATGGTAGATGATCCCTCTGGTACTCCAGCGACGAGGAAAGCGACTATTAGCAATGTTGTTGGGTTGGTCAATGATGGATCTGTTACTGTTGGTGATGGGACAACAACACCTTTCACTATGACGTTTGACGCAGATGCAGGAACTGATGGGACTCTAGTTTATGATGGGACAGCAGATGCTTTTGAGATTAATAAGACATTAGGTATTGGAGTAGGGACAATCAATGTAGTAGATGGATTGCAGATTGGGGATGCTTTTGATACTAGCATATCAGGGAATACATTATTAGGAGTTGGAAATGCTTCTGCTAGTACACAATTCCAGATTGGTCAAGATGAGAACACCAATATGTTTATGCAGTGGGTTTACAATGCCACTGATTCAGCAGCATACCTAAATCTACAAACATGGGGTAATGACAATGATATTAGATTAGGTCCAGTATCAGGTGATGGTGGGATTATTATTCTGAAAGATACGAGTGGTGGATACATAGGTATTGGAGACTTAACGCCAGATGCTATGTTAGAAGTAGTGGATTCAGGAGTTGATATATTAAATTTATCATCTTCTGATAGCGGTGATGGTGATTATATGACTGTTACAACAACAGGTACGACTGGTATTGGTACATCAAGTCCTGATGGAAAACTTCATGTTCAATCTACATCCGCTTCTTTAACAGTAACGAGTAATAATGATCTTGTTGTTGAAGGAACTGGAACGACAGGTATGACAATTGCTGCTAGAGATATCGACCAGTCATCGCTTGTCTTTGGAAGCCCTAGTGATCTTTCAGGATCGTCTTTAGACTGGAGTTATAACAATAGCTTGTTACGTCTTCGGACAGATAAAGTAGGTGCTGAGCTCTCTCTTAGTTCAGGTAATAATTTAGAAGCCGTTAGGTTAGATTCATCAGGAAATGTGGGTATAGGGGACTCAACACCTACATCGACATTAACTGTTGTATCATCAGGAACCCTCTCAATCCCAAATGCTGCAGCTGTAGATGTAGCAGCCGCTGGAGAGATTGGTACAGACTCCACAGATGATCAGTTCCAGTATTACTCAACGGCTAAACGTGCATTAGCTTACACAGATACCAAGTGTGCAACTGTTGAAAGTCTAGCAGCAGCCGACGATGACATGTATTTCTGGTCTAGCGGTGATAATGTGACACTTCTTAACGGGTGGTGTCATTGCTCAGGAACATGTACTACAGAAGCTGATATAACATTAGAAGCAAGACAGATNGGAACAGCCTCAACAGTTGATGCTGTAACAGGAACTATTGATTGTGAAGACGAAGTAACAGGTGACACTAAAACAGCCCTCTCAGGAGTAGGCGCAACAGTTGATGCGTTAGATATTATCAGGTTCAATGTTACAAATACGCCATCACCAGATGCAACAGACACGTACCAGTTATGTGTTGAATACTCGGTGGATCCAACATGATAAAGAAACTGTACATATTTGCAATTCTTATGACAATTAGTCCACTCGTTTGGGCTGATGGGTGTGATAGTAATACTGTTTTACTATTACATATGGATGGTTCTGATACATCGACTACGTTCACCGATGAGAATTGTGATGGATCTGGCGCACACACCATGACAGCTAATGGTAATGCACAGATAGATACGGGTATTGCTAAGTTCGCACAGGCAGGATTGTTCGATGGGACAGGGGATTATTTGACATCGGCAGACAGTGCAGATTGGGATATCTTTGGAAGTTCATCTACAAATTATACTATGGAAGCTTTTGTTTATTTGCCAGCTGGTTTAGTAGGTGATGAGACACTATTAGCACAGACAGAAGATGAACCAAATAGATGGGTTCTTGAGATACAGTCAAATGAGACTATAAGATTGAGAGTAAGATCTGGAGGAACGCATTTAGTTCTCACAGCATCTACTACAGCTTTATCTACAATAACTTGGCAACATGTAGCAGTTTGTAAAGAGGGATCTTCTTATGGAGTTTATATAGATGGCACTCAAGATTCTTACCAAAGCACAGCGTCTACAGATACTTTCGCAGGAACTTTCTATGTAGCCGATAATGGATTTACACAAGATCTTAAAGCTAGTATAGATGAGGTAAGAATACAGAATGACGTTTCCTCTTTAGGATGTTCTCCTAATTCTGGTAAGACAGATACATTCACACCAACAACAGTAGCGTATTCAGTATCATCTTCAAGACGTATTTGGAACACAACAAAGTATGATGCACCAGAACAATTCTCAGTTTGGAAGAGATTTGTAAAGACAGAGAGAGGATATGATAGACAAATAACAACATATAACTTCATACCAAAAGGAAGGGAATTATGAGAACACTATTAGCATTATTAATATTGACAGGAACAGCCTATGCTACTGTAAGTTATGAGAAGGCTGATGGCGATGCTTACCGAGTCAAACAGGTAATTATTCAAGAGAATATTGTTGATCTTGAATATTTACAGAATGAAGCTTATGCTCTGAATAGTAAGAGGGCAAGACGACAACAAGAGCTTGTAGACATATCTACAAGGCTTGCTAGTATCAATAACCAAATTTCCACACTTAAAAGAGCTGGAGTCATAGAGAGATCTACATGGGAAGCAGATCAGAAAGCAATCAGAGATGCTTTGGAAGCATCAAAGACAGAAGGGATTAATTGGTAATGAAAAAGATAATTATGTGCATGTTATTGTTAGCTGTTACACCAATCGATTATCATCCAGTGGAAGCTGCCACCTTATCAATCACGGTACCAGATGCTTTAGCGACGAGGGTGAATAATGCTGTGGCAACTAGATATGACTACCTTATTAAGTATTGTGATGAGAATGGACAGAACTGCTCTAAGTCAAAAGGCGCTTTTACAAAGGAAGTTGTTTCAGATTTCATAAAAGATATTGTCAAGAGTCAAGAGCTAATCGATTATATTGCAACACAGAAGTCAACTAAATCAGCAAAACTAGACAGCGATTTCTCAGGAGTGAATTAATTGGAAGAGCGTCGACGAGTATATGATGCTGTGATGCACGACCTTGATGTTAAACTTGAGAAGTTGTCAACTAAGATAGATATAGAGTTAGGGGACCATAGCAACACAGGGAGAATCCATTCTTCAATTAATAAGATGGACGATAAGCTAATGGATTATCGAGATTTTATTAACAAACAAGATGAAAGGATAAATAAGTTAGAGAGGTATGCAGCAATATTAATATCAGGAGGGTTACTGATATGGATAATAACGCAATTAATAATAAAATTCTACATTAAATAGGAGAGTATAATGGAGCTATTTACAGGTTTATTAACTAAATTACAGTCGGTTGATTGGACTCAGTTTGCAATCAGTTGGTTTCTAATTGAGAAGTCTCTACGAGTACTTGCAACTATTACACCTTGGAAATGGGATGATGATGTCATCAATATCATAAGTAAATTTTTCACAAGTGTCGCTCCTAAAAAAGGATGAAAACATTTCTAGCGATACTAGGTGTGCTCTCGGGTGTTCTGTCTATTCTCCGTTTGCGGATGGACCCCGAGAACATTCGACTCAAGACCATATTAGAGATAGAGAAAGAAACCGAGAAACTGAGAAAGAGAAGAGATGAGATTATTAGCTTATTGTTGGAAGAGGAGAGTGACGCTTTGTCTGCTGAGCTTGGTGATGTTACTTTGCGTATCGTGTTCTTACGTAAAAAGAAGGGTCGTCTTGGGTAGTAGTGACATAGTCAAAATCAATGATGCTGGTGTAGGTGTATGTATGGCAGTGGATTACGATTGTGTTGTAATGAGTATTGATTTGTATAGAGAGTTGACAGACTAGGTTACGTGTGGTAAATTACAGGTAGTTGTTTTTTAGTTGTCTTTTTTATCCATGAGAAGCTCCTCTTGCCCGGGGAGCTTTCTCTTATAGATAGATAGTCACTTCATCTTCTGCAATAAAGTCAGCCCATCCTAACTCTGAAGCCATTAACTGATGACATATACATCTATAGTCTTCAAAAGTCATGTTACCTTTAACAGTAATCATTGAAATATGTACCTTTTTAACATACGATAGTTGTCTACAAAAGCACGTGCATTAATATTGTTTTCTTTACAATCGAAATATTTTAGGGAATGTTCTTCACAGGCGTCTGGATTTCTGAAGTAGATAGTCCACTTATCACCTTTTTTTTCTTTCTTAATGCGTTCCATTCCCTGAGTAATAAGGTAAGCAGATTCATATATATCTTCTGTTCTGTAGTGGTTTTCGAACATAATTTTTACTCTTCTTCTTCGTATTCTTCGTTAATTAATTCTGATTTCAGTAGGTTAACTACTCCAATAATCTGACAATTAGTAACATCATATTCGTAATAAAAGTAATTACAAAGATGCTTTAGATTTGACAGGAGAAGGTTCTCCTTGTCTATTTCCTTCATTGGTTGTAGATTTTTTTCTTCCATTTTCAGCAGCCCTTTTAACGATTGAATGTAATTGTACCATATCATCCTTAATAGTGCGAACTTCTCTAATAGTAGCGTTTAGTGCCTCAATTGTTTGCATAACGTGAATATCCATCGTTTTATTTCCATGGTCCCATTTTACTTCTTGCATAATATCCTCCTTTCTGTATAATGAGATTGTAACACAATGGAACACCAGAGCAAGAAGTTTTATATAATAAAAAACTTGACAAACGTACAACACTGTAGTACAATGTTAACAGATGAACGAAATAGACAAATTCATAACCATGATCCGAAGGACACGAAATGAAGTCATCCAGAGAATCAAGAACAGAAACAGTGACGGTGAAGTTCAGCAAGAAGGAGAAAGAGAGTCTAAAGAAGGAGGTTGAAATTTATTCTTTCGATAGTCTTTCAAGTATGATAAGATATTACATTCTAGGAAAACCTAGACGCTCGTAAGAGCCAAGAAAACAAAAGGAGAAGAAGATGAATAGAATAGCTACACTACCGCTTCAAGATTCCAAAATAACCCACCTTATCAACCGAGAATGTTTCGATTCATTCTCAAGTCCCGACACATTATTAGCTTGTTATTACCTGTTACACGATTGGCTTGACAATGACAAATTAATCTACGAACTACACCAAATCATCAAGAGCAACATCCCTACAATTGATAACGTATTTAACAGAGAAGAAGTAATTGTCGACGAGTTTTCTAAGAAAATTGAAGAACGTATGAACGAGATTAACATCCCGAATTTATCAACTGAGAAAGTTAATGTAAGAGAGATTGCAGATAAAATTATATCCGTAACTAAATAAAGGGGGAGTCATGACAGACGCTACACGAGCTACTTATTACAAAAATGGACAAGTTATTGATAAGTACGGCGAACCTCCCTCATCTATGGAGGATTACTTAGGATACCCTACAGAACAAGGGGATGATGAAATTAAGATAGGGGCAATCTATGAAAGTTTCGAACAGGACTTAGATACTGTCGAAGTCATAGACTATAAACTAGGGATTGTATTTGCAATTGATCATTACAATAGATACACAGCTATGTTAGAGGGGGACTTCTTAGACAAATATCATTTCATGGAGATGTTATAATGGCTAGAAATACACCTAAAAAGAATCACCCATGGAAAATGAATTCAGCATTTGGCAACATGGACGAAAAAACAAAAAAGATAATCCACGAAGAAAACGACTATTACGGGTATAAGACAAGTGATCCAAACTACACCAAAAAACAGAAAGCCAAAGCCCACGAGAAATATAACACTCTTTAAACACCAACAACGGGCACTGGATTTCTTCAAACAGAATCATCAAGCTGCCATCTTCTATGAGATGGGGCTAGGTAAGACTCTCATAGCGCTAGAGTGTTATCGTTCTGTCAACCAAAATTACGACGTCAACTTGCTAGTGTTTGCACCTCTGTCTCTCGTCGAGGGAGCATGGGGTATCGACATCCAGAAATTCACCGACTACACTTGGACGAATGGTCATGCTAAGCATAAGACACCGCAACACACTAACATCTATGTCTACAACTACGAGAGTCTTACCAGCAAACGCAAGTACGAGGAAGTCCTACGGTTAATCAAATCCAAGAAGCATTGGATGTGTGTGTTGGATGAGTCGTCTCGCATGAAAAGTTTCAACAGTATCACGACCAAGAAACTTCTGAAGCTAAGAGACCTCTTCCAATATCGCCTAGTAATGTCCGGGACTCCTGCTCCTAATATAGAACATGAGTACTGGTCGCAAATGAATTTCGTAGCGGATGTTTTTGACAAATCATTCTACAAATTCCGTAATAAATACTTCCACTTGCAACGCGGTAACCAACAAGCGAGCATTAACTTCCGTGCCTCTGACATGTTACGTAAAGGTTTCAAGTATCAGATCACTGACATCAACCGTTCACAACTAATGGGTATCATATCTCGCAAAGCTATATTCGCCAAGAAGCGTGATTGCCTTGATCTTCCGGACCAAGTAGATGAGATTAGATATGTCAGTATGGGAGCAGAACAGAAGCGTGTCTACAAGAAGATGAAGACTGACATGGTAACAGCTATTAAGGAACATGACATCGTAGCCTCCACAGCCTTAACGAAGCTTATGAAGCTCAGGCAGATCACAGGTGGTTTTGTTATTAGTGACCTCAACGAACCAATACGTACCAAAGAGAATCCGAAACTGAAAGAGTTGCTCGCAGTACTAGAAGAATCGGGTGATCAACAATCAATCATCTGGTGTCAGTTCCGCTGGGAAGTGGAGACTATCAAAGAGATACTAGGAGATCAAGCGATGTGTTTGTACGGAGCTACAAAAGACCGCATGAAAGTAATAACGAGTTTTATGTCTGAAGAATGTAAATACTTAATAGCCCATCCCAGGAGCGCTGGTCATGGTTTGACTTTCACAAACACATCGCTCCAGATCTTCTACAGCTTAGACTATAGCTGGGAAGCTTATGAACAGAGTAGAGCAAGGACACATCGACACGGTCAAAAAAAGAAATGTACCTATGTACATCTACTTGCCAAGGATACAATTGATGAGATCATACTAGATGCTCTGAAGAAAAAGAAATCTAATGATGAGTTGTTGTACCGGTTATTGGGGGATGTATGAATAAAGATGATCTAAGGCATGAAATATTACAGCATGAATTTATGTGGGATGGAAGAGACGTACCAAACTCAACAGGACAAGAGTGGCACAAAGCAAACTCTCTAGCAGAGTTTATACTTCAGCAGTTCCCAGAGGTGAAAGGATAATTGTAATTGAACCCAGAGACCAGACTAAAGAATTCAATAATACGGTACCTCAAGAACAACTTCAAAGAGATATTCGTATGGAAAACAAATGATCAGTTTACTTCGGGCATACCAGATTTGTTTATCCTGTATAAAGGGCATCACATCTGGATGGAACTCAAAACTGACAAGGGCGTTGTATCAAAGATCCAAGAGTACACCATTGACAAGATCAACCGTTGTGGCGGTGAATCCTACGTCGTTACAAACCTAGAGCAAGTCAAGGATCTTATGAGATTTAGAGACTGGATGAGAAAGGAATTTATCTAATGGAAATAATAAAATACTTAATTATAGGGGGAACATTATGGGGAATTACAAAGTTATTACTGGGATATTTGTACCACATAAAGTCACTACCAGAGAAGAAGATACAAATACTATCCGACGATACGAGCAAACATGTCCTAGACTGTTTGAACGAATTCCAGAACGAATCCTTAAGTGCGGTGAAAGAATTAAACGATCTTGTGAAAGAACACGACGAGAGGTTCTTAAAAGAAATGAAAAAAATTGTATCACAGAATACTTCGGAGGATAAATAATGGACTACAAAGTATTCGCATGGTTAATAATAGGGCAGTTCTTTATAGCGTCTGGCGCTTGCTTCATAGGTCAAGACAACAGACTAGGTTCGTTCTACTTACTATCGGCTTTGATTAATATTGTTGTGGTGTTTTAAAGGAGGTTGTAATGGAAAACTTTCACAAGAACAACTGGTCAAACAAAGAAGTTAAAACAGAAAGGGCAAAGGATGTGCGTAAAAAAAGAGGTGGATTTGAAAAGAGTCATCCAGATATTAATTATACTACTGATGTTCAGTTTAATGGTTATCAACCTAGCGTTTGGCGAATGCAAAAAGATGGACAATTACCTAACGGAAAGTAGATTCAGTTACCAAACAACATGTACAACTTTCGAAGAAGCGAGTAGTCAATTAGCTAACAGTTATTGTTTCGTGTCAAAGGAACAAGATAAAGAAGAGTACCANGCCATCTGTAAGAAGAAACAACTTACCATTGTGACACATGATTTGGAATATATATTAAACTAGACATAGAGAGAGGGTACGGACAGTGAGCCGTTGAGAAGGACTAGCAACGTACTAGTCAAAGTATCATAAAGGAACCCTTTGTGGTGGATAAAACAAGTACTTGAGTTAACCCGACAAACTAGCTACTTGTTAGGCGAGTTTACATGTACTACATGTCAAACCATGTTCCTCTCTCTATGTTTTTAAATTGACAGTCTCACTCGACACGTTAACAGTCCCCTTCCGACCAAGGGGGCTGGCTGTCTGAAATAACAAATGAGGATTAAGTAAATGCCAGGTATGGTGGAAAAGGTAGACACGAAATGCATGGTAACTAAGACGTATCTCAACCGGGACCGATTGCAAGAGATATGCAAACCATCCAGAGTGCAAATCTCTGGTGCCTGGCATTAAATATAGGATACACAATGGAAAAACTAAAACCACTTAACCAAGTAATTCAGATTTGCCCTTACTGCAATAAGGTAGATGTTTATTTAGATGATGGGCATGAGTGTAGATATAGAATGGAGGACTAAATGAAAACAACAGAAGAGAGACTAGATGCAATAGAGAAGAAGTTGGGCATGACTGAGGAAATTATGGTTCCTGATGGGATTGAGTTTAGTTTTTCAGTAGGGGAGTCATGTGGAATGGGAATTAAATTTGGTAATTTCCAAGAGATTTACTGGAACTATGAGGATAGATCATGGGGCGTTGAAACATGTTTACCTTCTTATTTAAAAACAAAACTAGTAAAATGCTCCAAGGAAGATGTTGAGATTGGGAAGTGGTATTACTGTACTGTAAGAGATGTTCCTGATTTCTCCGTTCATCAACACTACTATTTATCCGTAGCACCTACTAGATTTATTTATATTAATCCAGAAGGTGTTCCTGATGTATACGATGATTACTTTAAACACTACTACAGAGTTGAGGAAGTATGAAAGAACTACTACCATGCCCTTTCTGCGGGGGAAAAGCAGAGTCTTACGTACATGTGGGGAAAAAAAGAAAATCTTTCTATATTGAATGTATCCATTGCGAGTCATCAATATTCCCACACATCTCTAAAAAAAGAGCAATCGAAGTATGGAACAGGAGGGTTTGAATGAAAGAATACGCAGACAGAATTTATTCCGAGAAGTTAGCAGAGTTGAAGAAGTATAAAAGGGATATATAACATTTAACATTCCTCGTCGGTAAAAGACTAAATGATATTTAACAAATGAGGATTGTTGTATTTAACAAATGGAGATTATATGAAAGAATATGCAGATAGAGAATATTCCGAGAAGTTAGCTGAGTTGTTTCCAGATGCACAGATGTGGTGGACGAAATTCCCTAAAGTATATTCACAAAATGAAGAAGAAGTAATTGAATGGGATTATGATCTAAGGAAAAAGATTGGATTTACTGTTCAATACCCAGCCATAACAATCGCAATGGCATTGGATGTTCTTCCTGAAGATCTGACTATTAATGATAATTGGGGGCATATCAACATATCTTTTGATAAAGAATATGGTTGGATAGTAAATTATCAGAACAGAATGCCAACAATTATACCGATATCAGACAAGTCACTCCCAAACGCACTCTGCCTTTTGATTATAAAGCTAAAGGAGGAAGGATATTATGACTCAGAAGAGACACTATAGAACAAACTCTACCAAAAGGTAGTGTAATAAAAGTAGATTGGCCTAGTGGAAATAGTCAGGCTATAAGGGTTCATAGTTATAGTACAAAAAGAGATACCCTTATCGGCTGTGATATGGGTTGGGAGAATGGTGCAGTATCAGAGTTTAATATATCTCAAGGAATTGTAACTGTATTGGAGGAACATCATGACAAATAAATATTACTGTTACTCATGCGAAAGAGAAGTAGACGATAGAGGGCCTTATGAAAAGGCTGATGGTGATTATTGCTGTCAGGATTGTATGGAGGGGAATTATGAAAAAATATCAAGTAATATATGCTGATCCACCGTGGGATATAAAAAAGATTAAAAGAAAGTCAAGACCTAACCAAGTAGAAATGGACTACCCAACAATGTCTCTTGATGAAATTATCGCTTTACCAATACAGGAAATATCAGATGATAAATCAGTATGTTTTTTATGGACAACCCATAGGTATTTACCTTATGCGTTTAAAGTTTTAGATGGATGGGGATTTAAGTACCAGAGAACAATCACTTGGGATAAAAGTAACGGAATGTGTTTGTTTGGTTTCCACCACAGGACAGAGTTCCTTTTGTTTGGGTATAAAGGAAAAATAGAGATGTACCCTAAAAGAAAAGCATTCCCGACTATGGTACAAGCTAAATCTAAANGACACTCATCAAAGCCACAAATATTTAGAGACTTAATAATACCTTTTGGTGATAGGAAGATAGAACTCTTTGCAAGAGAGAAAACAGAGGGATGGGATGTATGGGGCAACGAAGTGGAATCAGATATTAAATTGGAGGGGAAGTATGATAAGAAAATGTAAAGTATGTTCAAAACTAATCAAAAGATCACACATTATTAACAAGGTTTATCCTGCTGATTATGACGCTGAATGTTGTAATGAATGCAATGAAATCGCTGTTAACTGTGATTAATGGATACATATTATGAAACTAAATGACTACCAAGGCCTAATGGATAGCTAAATCTTACATAAGGATTGGAACAACTTAAATATGAATTAATACATGGAGGGTTTAATTATGGGTAAGCCAGTTAAGAAAGAACTCCTAGTATGCGGTCATCAACCATGCCCTGAGTGTGAGAGGATTGGGTATAACAAGGCTATTGAAGAGTGTGAAGCTTACTACAAAAGAAAAGAGTACATTCAGGAGCTTATTGACTCTGGTAGGGTTGGTGTTGATTTTGATAGTCTCAATAAATATTATGACGAATTCTATGAAACTATAGGAAGAGAAAATTCAAGCTTACTCAAACACATCAAACAATACGAAAATGAGATCGTTAAACCGTTAGTGGGGTAATGTGATGATTACGTTTACAGAGAGTAGTGGATGCGTATACAAAGACCTTAAAATTAAATGTAAGAATTATGAATGTGAAATATGTGAGGAGGTGGATATGAGCGCTCTATCTGTCAAGAAATACATATTAAGATGCGTCGATTGCAAGAAGAAATTCGAACACTACACAAGACGCAACCCTACTAACAAGAAATACTGCGACGACTGTAAACGCATCCGTTACAAAGCACGGCAAGATATTTATCGTAGGAATGTTAAATAACCCCCCAAGGCTGGTAGGGCTGGACCCCGTACAAAGTGATTGCTACTGTCACTACCATTATGGATGCCTAGTAGCGGGGGGTTATAATTAAATGAAACCATAGGAGGACAAGTAATGAACAACTCAGTATTAGGGCTAATGTTTATAATCATTATGATTGTAAGTGTACTAAACATAGGGTGTTGCTTCGTAGCTGTAATTCTTGCGAAACACACGAACGAACAGGCAACAAAGGTGTTGGATATATTAAACGTAAACCATAGCACTAAAGTGTTATAATCTGACGTCCACAAGTGGACGACAGACGTGCAACAGAAAGGGGAATCCAAATGACAGAAGAGCAGTTGGTACGCCAGTACAGGAGCCAAAAGGACCTGTACGACCAGTTATGTCACGACAAATCAGAGGCAGAGCTGGAGTTGAAACGCATTAGGGCGGAACTCGTGGATCACATGATAGACCGCAACATCAAAGCAACAGCCCGCTACGAAGGGATAGGTTTTGCGAGTCTAGTACCAGACTCTAGACCGAAATGTCCAAACGAGTTCAAGGACGACTTCCATGACTGGCTAAGGCAACAGGGTCGTGAGGATATCATATCTCACAATGTCCACTGGAAGACTCTCAAAACATTCGTGAATGAATGTCTAGAGATGGACGAAGAATTACCGGACTACCTAGAAACCAATGGCGATATGTCCATCAGATTAAACAAAGAATAATTATGTTTAAAATAACACAACTAAATGTTTCCCCTAAGAATTTAGATTACCCCTTTGGTAAGCTTATCGCAAAGATCACAGTCACTCTCAACGATCAGATTATTTTCTACGGGATAGGAGTTGTACAACGTGACCAAGAGCTATCCTTAGTAGGCGGAGGGGAATATCTTATTCAGAAGGAAACCAAGAAACTAATAATTAATGAATTCAAGAGGAGCTACAAATGTCAGAAAACGAACTAGCCACTACATCTACACAAACCAGCCCATCATTAGTGCAAGCTGCACAGGGCGATTCCGTTGATCAAGCGGATCTCGTCATACCACGAGCCAAGTTAATGCAAGCAATGAGTCCAGAGGTCGCTGACGGCGAAGCAACACCTGGTCAGATTATCAACAGCTTAACTCTCGAGGAATTACCTGAAGTGTTTACTCCAGTATTCCATACCAAGACGTGGACACGTTTCAACCCACGTAACAAACAAGATCCAGACTTTGACTCAGCGTATGAGCCGGGTGGAATCATCTATCGAACAGATGATCCTAATGACGCTCAGCTTAACAACATCAACGAATCTGGTTGGTGCGATAAAGTATTCGGTCCAAATGGCGAGCGACCAAGAGCGACTGTAACACTGTCATTCATGGCATACTTCGAAGGAGTGGACATGCCTTTGATCTTGTCGCTCTACAACACAAGCTACAAGACAGGGAAACAATTACTAACACTCACACAATTCAAATCCCCCTACCGTGAAGGTGGTCATACGTTTCAGTTCGGCTGGAACTACAGCCTCACAGCAACACAGCAAGAAACAGATGGTAACAAGTACTTCGTGTACAAGGTTAAGGCGGTGGAGCGTAACTCTGAGGAGACTATAGAACACTGTAAAGACTGGTACATGCAATTCGCCCCTAAGAAAACTGAGATCGCTCATACTTCTACCGGTGAATCTAATTGGGAAGAGTAGAATCAAATCCGACGCAGGCTAGTGTGCATAAGTTATCAAACCAGCCTGCGTCGGATTTGATAGTTTCACGTGCAACATGTAATTGTGGCCGGGANAATATACGCAAAGGACAACGTACCTGCGCACTGTGTCACAGTGAGTACATGCGCCAATGGAGAGCGAGCCGTCGACGTAAGAAGTCGGCGGTTTGCTGTCCGAATTGTAAACACTTATTTTATAAGGAGGGATGATGAATTTCTATACAGACTTCAACTCCACGACAAGTATCAGAACTAGGAGGTAGCAATTAATGACCAACGATTACAGTTCAGTGCCAGAGTGCCTCGCACAGAGGCCTCAATGGTGTTTATTTAAGACGTGGGCGGATGGCGCTAAGGTACGTAAGATGCCGATAGACGCACGAACGCTCAGAGCAGCCTCTAGTAATGATAGTGGCACCTGGACAACACTCTCCGAGTGCTTGCACGTTCTCGAGGAGGGTACGGTGTCGGGCGTCACAGATGTAGGGTACTGTTTCACCGATGATGATCCTTTTGTAGGGGTGGATCTAGATGGTTGTTGTGACAGTGACGGCACGCTCAATGACTTCGCTCTGGAAGTGGTGGAGACACTCGCTAGCTACACTGAGCGAAGTGTCAGTGGCAGAGGCATACATGTTATCTTAGAGATCACAGGAGACACCCCATCAGGATATATGCACAAGGTAGAATCCCTAGGCTTAGAGTGGTACCACCGAGAACGTTTCTTCATAGTAAGCGGCCAATTATACAACACAGATCCCCAACTGCACGACGTGTACCCTAGGGATCGTGAACTAGGTAAGTTGCTTTCGCTATATGTCCCTAGCAGCAAAGCGACGGTGGCGGCTACTGTACCAACAACTTCCAGCTCCCTCACTGTTGATGATGTTCTGATTAGATTCGGTGATGATCCTAAGATTGCAACTCTCATGAACGGCGACACTTCAGCCTACAACGGCGACGCATCCAGCGCTGACGGCGCTCTTTGCATGAAACTCGCTTTCTACGCTGAAGGAAACGCCTCAATCATGGATGATATCTTCCGCACTAGCCAACTCATGCGACCCAAATGGGACCGCAAACAAGGCAACACTACCTACGGCATGTATCAAATCAACAACGCTATCAATAACTCCACAGCATTCTACAGCGCTAATGGTCGTGGTCGTNATNATGATGGGTCTGGCATCATTAGTGTTAAGGAACTAGGGATTGTTACTCCTCTCGAGTACCTCGCTAAGAAACGACTCCGACCTTCTTTCCTATAATGCTTACACCATCCTCACGGAAGCTCAAGATATATCCGGACTCTTTCGCTACAATTCTTTCTCTCACGATATCGAGCTCACTAAACGACTGTCCTTGGTCTGATTTCGGCCATGACAACATCGAAGATAAGGATTTGATTCTGTTGAAACAATACCTCGTTGCTAAGTACAAGTATGAACCTTCCATCGCCACACTAGAGGAAGCTGTCATAGCTATAGCCCACAACCAGAAGTACCACCCTGTCAAAGACTACCTATCAACACTCCACTGGGACGGTACACCACGGCTTTCTCAATGGCTTGTCACAATAGGAGATTGTGACGATAACGCTTATACTAGGGAAGCAGGCACTCTTATGATACTCGCCGCCATTGCTCGCATAGACAAACCTGGAACTAAATACGACTACATGCCCATTCTAGAAGGAGATCAGGGTATCGGTAAATCTATGCTCGTACGCACCCTAGGGGGTCAGTGGTACGGCGAAGTCTCTCTAATAGACCGCGACAAAGACACTATTGAGAAAATGCGTGGCAAATGGTTCATAGAAACGGCTGAAATGCTATGCTTCCGCCAAAAGGAATCCGAAGCCATGAAGTCGTTCGTCACAACTCAAGTTGATGAGGTTAGACTTCCTTATAGACGGAATAAACAACGCTTTCCACGGCAATCTACTTTCATTGGCACTATAAACCCTTCCGAGTTCGGATATTTGAACGACATCACAGGAGCTCGACGCTTCCTTCCCATATTCCTCAATAAAGTAAACATAGCACTACTCGGACAAATCAGAGATCAACTCTTCGCCGAAGCTATCCACGTCTACAAAAAAGGCTACCCTCTTTACATCTCCAATCAATCAACACTCTCCCTAGCTGCGAAAGCTCAGGGGTCTCGGAATCTCAGAGATAATATGGAAGATGATGTCGATAGATGGATACACAACCATGAAATAACACACTCTGGAGATGGTATAACTGCTCTGGAAGTCTGGATGGGTCCTCTCGGTGGCGAAAGAAGGACTTTTGACCGTAGGGCTCAACACCGCGTAGCTAACATCATGAAAAATATCGGATATCTCAGCAAAACAGTTAAAATAGACGGAAAAGTGCAAAGGCGCTATAAACTACTGTTACCTTAAACACTACTGTTACCTTTTTGAATCCTGTAATGTGTTGATAGACAACACGTTATGGGATTTTTTTTTAAAAGGTAACAGTAACAGTAGTTTTCGTAAAACTTTGGCTACAGCGCACTGTAGGGGGGGGTGTTATCTGGTGGTATTTATATATATATATATATAATTAAGTGTTACCTTTTAGTGGAAGTTGTTGTCCCACAATAGTTTAGGGGGGTAACACTTGGGTAACAGTAGTAACACTTCTTTTCACATCCGGGTTGTAAGTCGTTGGTATCAAACGACTTTTTTTTGGCAAAAGGTAACAGTACTTGGGAAAGTACTGTTACCTTGATAGCAAATATCGCCCTTCTTCGGAGTCAAAGTACTGTAACCTGTCTCTTCCTGATGGTGCAAATGATAGAAATATTGCTATTTCAGCCTGTGACATGGTGTCAATGTGGTTTTTTACTGTTACTTCCATGATTTACCTCCTAAATAGTCTTAATGGGTTCAATGAACGCATGGTTTTGACCTTCAGCGACTCAGGTTGAGCATACATCTGTTTTCCTGTAACTTGTTGTGCTAGTTGATGATTCGCCTCTAATCCGTAACGGCGGTAGGCTTTCTTGAGTGTTGGATGGACGATATGACCTGTTGTTCTGACTATCAATTTTCTACTATCTTCGTACGCTCTTGCTGCTCCTAAGCTTATCTTGCCTAATGCATACACTGCGTCCAATGGACGGTCTAGTGTGAAGCGCATTGTCATAGGCGCTATGATCATTGTCATTATAAGGAAGTTCAGAAGAATAGTGTATTTGTTTGACTGCTATATGAAGGACTCGTTTCTTCTTTAGCTGTTTTGGTAAATATTATCATTCTTTACCCCCTAAGCTAAGGAAATTCATAATCACAAAGAAAAGTATGATCTTCTCTAAGTCAACATCGTACTCGAAGCTTGCATAATCTATTCCATACATTAATCCTAATGTAAATCCTATCTTTATAAGTCCAAATGCTATGGTTTTTTTGGTTCTGTTTCCTCTCATTTTTTGCCCCTTTCAGTTGTTCTTAGTTTGTCTAACTTAAGTATGCAATATGAATGGGACGTAAACAAGGGGGTAATGAGTGTTTTGGGAAAGCGCTTTCTTACTAATGGCTATATGTGGGTTTTCAGGATCAGAATAGTAGGAGACTAGTAATTAGGGGAATTTTCTACGGTGTTTGTCTACTGCTTTATGGCAAGGTATACATAAGGTAATGCCGTTATTAATGGAGTAGCGTAATCGAGGATGTGTTGCCCATGACTTCTTGTGGTGTACTTCTAGCTTCTTAGCTTTCTTGCCACAACGTTTACAGCGGCGCTTGTCTCTTGTTATACATTGGTTTCGCCATTTGCGGTAACGAGCGTTATCTCTGGGGTTCTTTTTCTTTTTTGTTTTTATAAGAAAATAAATACAAATAAATATTATTATTGATTTTATTATTTCAGGGAGGCTAAATATTAAGTCTATATATTGCAATGGGTTTTGACTCAGAGGAAATGATGAAAAGTTTTCTTCTTATTATATCATAATTTTAGTAAAATTGTCAAGAAAAGTGTTGACACTTAAGAGAAAATTTGTTAACTTAACAATAAGGAAAAAACTATGATAACTGACAAGGATATTTACGAACTAATGACTTTAGCACGGGCAAAGTGGGAACTGTATGACGCTTATAATAATGAGGCGTCTTTTTTTTCGTACCAATGGGGGGAGTATGTTTAAAAAGATATTAGATTATTTAAAGGATAGAGTAACAACGTTAGTACCTTTAGCTTTGTTTATTATACTTATATTAGTAACTGTAATGAGCGCTGGGGATAAACCTGTGGAAACTGTGGAAAACCAGCCTGAAATAGTAATAACGGATGGTGTTATTCCCAAACAAGGGGATGAAGTTAAAGCTTTACATGACGAATTGATCAAACAAATCATATCTGATAAGACATTGATAGCTATTTACGAAGTAAATGAAAACTTAAAAATGAACTCTGTTGTATCTGGTAAGATACTGGAATTATTGGAGTCAGGAACATGTCAGAAAAAAGAAGAGACAATAGACCAGTTACTTGGTGGGAACGAATGAAATTCTTAGCTAAGTATGAGATAAAAAAGAATTATAGTCCTGATGGGAACTATCATATAGACGTTAAGAACAGACTAAACAGCTATCATTTTTGTAGCGGTTTAATGCATGTTAATACTCCAGCAGAAATAGAACGTGAAGTTATAGATAAGTTGATCAGACAATTGAGATATCAAGACTTCGCAGAGCGTACAAACAATTAAAGAAAAGGAAAGAACAATGAATTTAGATGAAATGAAAGCAGATTTAGAACAGAGAAAACAAAGCCTAGAAATTATAACTAGAGTTGTAGAGATTTTAGACGGTGTTGAAGGAGGAGTAAAAGATAGTGTTAATTCTTATTTGATCGAGTATTTAACACCCACAGCTGAAGAAGCACCTGCTGAAGGATGAAGAAATCAAGATCCTTTAGGCGAAAAGCGTAGGATTTTAAGAGAAATGATGAATATGGATAGTGAAGGCTCAATCAAGATAGCTTATAAGCTACTCGAAAGAGCCAACATTTGTAGTTAAGAGGATTGTTCTTTGACATTGTGTTTACGTATTAAGTAACGAATATAGCCAGAAATTGTATCAAATCCATATAATTTACTGCTTTCATCAAGAATACTGGATAATTCAGCATCTACTCTTACTTTTATTGTCTTAGTTGTGGTCATTATACTCCTATAATTGATAACATGGTTTTAACGTAAATTGTTGCTAGTATTCCTAAGCTTGAGAGGGTCACGAAAATGTCGATCCAGTCGTTTTCTTGCTTGAATTCTTCTAGTAATAGTTTCATTATTTAGCTCCTTTAAGGTTTAGCACTCCAATAACTACGAAGAAAGATAGTGTTGCCATTATAGAATTTGATTGAGTGTAAGCCATGTTAGTGGCGGTTAGCGTCGCTAGTGTTTTAAGTGTTAATGTTGTCATTGATTGCTCCTTTGTTAGTTAGTCGGTTTCTTTATCTAGTTCAAGTATGCCATATAAAATATACCTTGTCAAGGCTACAATGTGGCCACAATGTAGACACAATGTAGCAACAATTTTAACCCTTATATAAGATCGTGCGGATTTTTTATGACTCAACAAGCATATAAATCAAGATATAGCCCAACTCATGGTGCTTATTCTAAGAAGACAATTGAAGCTAAAGCAGAAGAACTAGTTGAATGGTTAGATGCTTCTCCTAATAACTATTGGCTTGGGCACTTTGCAGAGCATTGTAAGATGCACCGGAACAGATTTCCTGAGTGGGCTCGCAAGAATGAGAAATTTAGAGCTGCTTACGAGTACGCTAAGCAACGACAAGAGAATTATGCAGTGCATGGCGCACTACATCAGAAGCTTTCAGCTAACTTTGCGGCTCTAATGTGTAAGAACTTCCATGGTTGGGTGGATAAGGACAGAGACAACAGTGTCTCAAGCACCTGTATTTAACCAGATAGACGGAGACAAAGTGNNAAAACTTGCAAGAAAGGCCGAGAAACTGGAAAACAAGGTAACAGAGCCAGAGATCATAGAGCCATAGTGTCACAAACCACTGTGTCGCAGTGACTTACGACACTAACTTCCGATAACGCACGTTATGTTAACTACGTGATCATGTACATGGTGGAGCGGTGACACAGTTAAACAGCGTGATTTGTGCTTGTAAGCCCACAGACACACAGTTTAACGGGTCACAGTGGAGCAGATCGCCCATGGTACAGAAAAAAAGAATTCTTTATATATGTGGCACCGTGACCCCCCCCCGGGGCTAGGGGTATATGTATATATACACCGACACAAAATTTCGCAACATAACAAAAACCTAGTAAATCATAACTAATTGAAACAAAACAACTTATAGAGAACATTNTAAACGAGGAACGCATGGAGACAAAGCCCTAGAAGAATTGGGTATAAGTAAAGATATAAAGAGAAGTGTTGCTAGAGAGGTAAGAGCTATTGATGATGAGAATAATCGTGGAGGTAGAGGAGTTCATGCGATACAAAGTACATATAGAATAATAGCAGCGGCCCTAGGGTATGAGGTAATAGATTGAGCCAAGACTTAATAAACAGAAACGCAGAAAAGCTATATGATATGTATAGTAATGACCTGCAGCAATTTGCAGAAGATTTCTGTGATGACGTGATAACAGGAGAAGTGCCGGGATTTCATCAAGAGATATTCAGCCTGTTGACTAAGGAGGATAGGTTGGTGTTGATTGCCCCGAGGGGTTTTGCAAAGTCGACTCTTGCTGCGAAGGTGTATCCATTGTGGTGTGCGTTGTTTAAGAAGAGTAAAGATATATGTATAATATCGGCATCAGAGGCTTTAGCAGTAGAGCACATGCGTTATATAAAGATGGCAGTGGAGATGAGTCCGATGGTGAAAGCTTTTTTTGGAGACTTGATATCACCTAAGTGGACGGAGAATCATATTATATTGAATCATAAGGATGGGTCAATTGTAAATGTTAGAGCGAAGGGAGCTGGTGGGCAGATAAGAGGATTTCGTCCGGATTTAATAATCTTGGATGATATAGAGACTGATGATAGTGTTGCTAGTGAGGAGCAGAGAAAGAAGTTAAAGAGTTGGTTGTTTAAAGCGTGTATAAATACGATGTTGCCAGGAGGTAAGATGGTGGTGGCAGGAACGTTAATACATTATCTAAGTGTGTTGGCTGATTTGTATAATACTCCTAATAAGTGGGAGAAGAAGAAATATACAGCGTATGTAGATGGAGTGCAGGAGGTTGGTCACGAATTGTGGCCTGAAGCCCGTCCACATGAATGGTTGGAAGGTCGAAAGAGCGAAATTGGGAGTAGAGCGTTTGCAGCTGAGTTTATGAACGATCCTAGAGCTGATGAGACCGCGCCTATTAAGGAAGAGTACTTACGTTATTGGGATGAGTTGCCGAAACAATTAAGTTTGGTGATAGCAGTGGATCCAGCGTATTCGGAGGATGTTAAAGCTGATTATAAGGTGGCTTCCTTAGTAGGGATAGATGAGGGGCATAATCGTTATTTACTGGAGTATCATAGGAGCCATGCTCCTACGGGTGAGTTCCAGGATGCTATATTGAATATGTGGGAGCGTAATAAATTGAAGGTGACAAGTGTTGGTGTTCCTAAGAGTGGTGGAGATAGGGAGTTCTATAGCGCATTGATGTCTAGGGCGGAGGAGAGGAATTTATATCCTCCGTTTGTGGAGTTGAAAAACACATTTGTGACCAGTACGGGAGCAAAAGTACGAAATAAAGAGGCTAGAATAGCAGCAAGCATCCAGGGGTTGTTTGAAAAGGGTAAATATTACATTCATGAGAGTCATTTCGAGGCGCGAGACGAACTTTTGTCCATAGGATCAAGCAGGTGGGACGATCTTGTAGATTCCATGTCATATGCTGAGCAAATTTTAAGTCCCTCATTCTACCCTTCAGAGGACGATAACGAGCAATGGGACAAAATACCACTCGAAATGGCGGGTAGTTATGGAATTGAATACTGATCTACAGTTAGGAATTAGAAGAAGAGTGTTATCTGATAGATTTCTGAGTAAGCAGCCGATATTGGTGTGGGATTGGGATAAAAACGATATAAAAGAGATAAGTTGGGAAGAGGTGAACGATTCTCTCTACCCTAATATATAGGAAAACATAAAATGGCCAATATAAGATTTGGGAATACGCAGAAGAAGGAATCAATTGATCCTAAGCAGGGAAATTTAGTGGCATCAATAGAACAAAATGTTCAGGATTCCGAGGAGAGTGTTTCTTCGTGGGAAAGTAAGCAAGCTAAGAATCATCGGTTGAGGATGCGTATTAAAAAGGTGAAGAATTTTCCCTTCCCTAATAGTAGTAATTTGAGGATGCCGACAGCTGAGCAGAATATTCGTAAGTTGAAGGCAAGTTTGACGAATGTTATCTTTGGGATTAGACCTGTTGTCTCTGTGACGCCGACACCTGGAGGAGATGATGATACGGCTCAGAAATTGGAGAAGTTCCTAGACCATCTGGTGATGGATGTAATGGACATCCGACAGAAAGCTGTAATTGCGATTGATCAGACATTGGAGAAGGGTTTCTTCCTGATGAAGCCGTATTGGCGCCGTGATATTAACGATCGTAAAGAGAAGATTGAGTTGGATGAGTTGACTCTGCAAGAGGCGGTGTTGTTCTTCCATTCGGAAGATGAAGATATTGTGGCAGAATTGTTTCAGAGGTTAGAAATAGATAAGCACGATGTAGTTTTCGATGACAATTTCGATTCTGCTCTTAAAGCGGTGCAGAAGGCTAAGGAGGGTGTGAGTACAGTTGAGTTTACAGTGAGAGATGTGACGTATGACTTTCCAGACATATCGTTAGTGAGTCCTGAGAGATGTTATGTACCTGATAGTACAGGAGTTGATCCTCAGAAGAGTGAATTTATAGCGCATGAGTTTTTCATGCACATAGATGATATTGGCAGGAGTGCTGGTGAGAAGGGTTGGAATGAGGATGCTGTTTCTGAGTTGAAAAAGATGGGTGGAAGTAATGAGAGTAATGAGAAGCAGACAGATATAGATAAAGACATACGTGAAGGAGTTAACAGTTTACAGAAAGATGGACTTGTAAAGATTGTTGAATACTATGGTTATGAAGATATAGATGGAAGTGGTAAGAAGAAGAAATCATGTATAACGTATGCACGGGACTTCAAATTGGAGTTGCGTAAGGTAGAAATTGACATGATGAGTATGAAATTCCCATTTGTGAAGTTGTTTTATGAGCTAATAAATGATCGTTGGTTCTCACATAGGGGGATTCCTGAGATATTGGAAGATATCATAAAGGAAATTGACGTTCAGCATAATATGAAGATAGATAACCAGACTATTCGCAATGCGCCGATGTTCCTGTACAGGTCTGGTATGGTAAATCCAAACATGATTGGGATGCGGCCAAATGGAGCTATTCCTGTCAAGGGCACACAGCCATTGGGAGATGTCGTGCAATCTTTGAATTTCCACAATCCTAATGTGGAGTTCAGCTATGAGCGGGAGCAGTTGCTACTAGAGACTAAGGTAACTGAGATAATTGGTCAGGCCGATTTCTCATTGCAGTCCGTTATCAATAAGCGTGAACCTAGAACGCTGGGAGAGGTAAATTTACAGCAACAGAGTTTCCAGAATATATTCAGCTTAGATTCTCAGATGTTCGTAGATCAATTTGGGAAGTTATTCGAGTTTATATTGGAATTGTGGAGTATGCATGGTCCTGATGTTTATGAGTTCAATTACTTCGGTGGGGCTAGTCAGGGTGAGAGTATTAAGCTGTCACGCGAAGAGATTCAGAACAAATATACAATCAAAGTGCGTGGTAATGATAACAACACAAATCCACAGGTTCGAATTCAGAAAGCGCAGCAGATATTAGCGTTAGTACAGGATCCTTTGTTACTTCAGAGTGGATTAGTTGGACCAGAGCAATTGGCGGAAGGGGATCAAAGAGTTCANGAAAGTTTTGGACATCCAGGACCCCTGAGCGTTTCATAAATGCACAGCCTCAGAAAGATCAGTCAGTTGCAGAAGCAGAAAGAGCAAACAATGTCAAGCAAAATGATGAAATATATGACTAAGTCAGAACAAGCTCAAGCATTACAACAAATGGGTATTGATCCCGACGTGGAAGGACGGTCGGATGATGAAGAAAGAGATATTGCATCCGAAGAAGCTAATATATTGAAAACGGTGAGGAGATAAATGGATAAAACGCAAGTTGATAGTATTAATGAAACGAAGTTGAAACGTTCACAGTTTCAATTGATCGTAAACAACTTAGAAAACAACGCAGGGTGGATAGAGTTACTGAAAATATTCGAAGATAACTTGAATAGTATAGATGATGGATGGCAATACTTGAATCCTCATAATCCTGATGATTTATCGAAGTTACAGGATTACAGGATAACAAAGATGGCCTATTTGTCACTGATAAATGCATTAGATAATGTAAAAGCTGATTTGGCTACAACAGACCAACTTCTGAAAGAGTTGGAACAACCGGAGATATATCAAGGTGGCTACACAGACTAAAAATGATAAAAGAGATATTGCTCTGACAAATTTGTTAAGAGAGATTATGGATGTTGAGGGAGGACAGTTCATAGAGGCAGATGGAACTATGAGTTTCCATGGTTTTAATCAAAAGACAGCAGATGGNCATTTTAAACAGAAGGGGAAANCTTCCAAAGATGTTCGNGAGTTAACTTTTGGAGATTCTAAGGAAATATTCAATGATCAATTCTTAGCCCCTAATGGTATTAAGAATGTACCAGATTCTGTACTCCCAGTTGTGGCTGATTTTTCTTTTAATAGTGGTCCTGCGCAAGCGGCGACTTCTGTTCAGAGAGCAATAGGTATGACAGGTTCAGATATTGATGGTCTTATTGGGCCAAATACAAGTAATAAGATAAAAGAATTTATACGTGATAAAGGTTCAGATAGTTTTGTGAATGCAGTGAGTGATGAGAGGTTACGCTTCCTGGATAAAGTTTCGCAAGACAGTCAAGATATTCGTAATGTCTTAGGCGGATTAAATGATAGAGTAGATAGACTAAGACAATTTAACATCCAACAAATCGGTGGAAACCGTTAGACTCCGGGAGAAACATGGAAGAACAACAAAATAACGTGAATCCTGAGGACATCGTTATACCTCAAAACCAGGACGCGCCTACTTTACAGGTGACAGAAGAAGAACCACAAGAGAGTGTAGCATCAGAGGAAACCACTCCTCCTCAAGAACAAGAATCAACTGTGGAGCAACAGAGTGAAGCACTTCCCGCTCAGGGTGAAGAGAATCAACCTGCAGTATATCCAGTAGACGACGATGGTGTACCGTGGCAGAATCGTGCTATGGAAGCTCAGAGAAAACTAGCTGACCTGCAAGAGATGGTTGATGGTGCTTATGCTAAAGCTCAGGATAATTCAAATAAAGATAAGCAGCCAGAAGAGAGTATAGAAGATCAGATTGCCAAGTATGAAGAATTTCTAGAGACTAATCCAGAGCATTCTGCATGGACTAGGAAAGAAATTAAGAAACTTGAGAGAAAAGAACTTAGGATGGAATTGGAGTCCATTAGGGAAGAAGAACAGAGAAGGATTGTTAATGAACAACGAAAAAAACAATACTGAAGAAGACTGTTGTTTCAAATCCTATGTATCAAGATGCATTCGTGGAGAACGCCAATGGCCAGAAAGTGTTGAATAATTCATCACCTTTGACTCAACGTGTTCAACAGTATATGTCTGATTCTAGGATTAGCCAAGATCCTGAAGGAGCGTCGATTGCGTTCAAGTTAGCGTGGGCTGACATGCAAATGGACCAAGTAACACCGCAATCAAATAAGTTTCAGAATATAAAGCGTCAGAACGCTAAACTGAAACAGCAGACGCTTACGGAAGGGGGAGGTGTTGTAAAAAATAAACCTCAGACGTCTTCTTTCGGACAATCCATGGAACATCTAAGAGCTAATCCATCTGATCATGCTCAACGCTCGGCTGTAAAAGAATATATTAGAGCGAAAGGTATAATAAAATAATGTCAGGCACTTATTCATATGATAATAATGCTAAGAAAGAAGATCTCTTAGACCTTATTACAAACTTAGACTTCAAAGAGGCACAATTAGTAGATACACTTGGAACAATGAACGCTGAGAATATTTTGCATCAGTGGTTAACCGATACTTTGAAAACTCCTGGTGAGAATGCCAAAGTTGAGGGTGCTGACGCAACATATGCAGCTCGTACTAACCCACAACGATTAACAAACCATACACAGATCGTAGCTGTTGAGTATCAAGTATCTGATACAGACCGCGCTTTGAACTCTGCTGGTTTCGCTGATCGTTTCAGCTATGAAGCTGAGAAAGCAATGAAAGAGTGGAAACAAGACGCTGAGTTTGCTCTTATGCGTGGAACTCTTTCATGTGGTACTGGTTCTGCTGCTCGTACTTTAAAAGGTATGAAAGCATGGTTAACTACTACAACAGCACAATCAGGTGTTTCATTGTCTGAAACTATCTTGAATGATTACCTTAATAATGTATGGGATAACGGTGTTGAAGTTGACACTATTTATGCTCCTATGTATATCAAGCGTAAAATTTCTGGTTTCGTAGGTGGAGCTACTGAAAAGAATGTCGATGCGAAAGATCGTCGTTTAGTAAACGCGGTTGACATCTACCAAGCGGATACAGCTGGTAATGTTAAATTATTCTCGCATCGTTATGTAACACAGACGTCAATTGACACTAACTATGACTTCATCGGTGTTAAACGTGACTTCTTCAAAACAGCATACTTACGTCGTCCTGACACAGAAGAATTATCAAAAACTGGTGATTCTACTAAAGGACGCGTTGTATCTGAGTTGACGATGGAATGTTATCATGAAGCAGCTGGTTTTAAAGCAACAGCACATCTTTAAGGAGATAAATGTTCGTTAAGACTAAAGACAGAAAAGCAGCATATGATTCCGTTATTAATTTAGCGCTGAAAGACCCTCGTTTCTATTGTAATAATTGTCAAGAAACATATACAGGTCAAAAATGCTGTGATGAACCTGCCATTGGTAGAAACATTGATCACTGTCGAGCAGTCATTAAAGAATGTAAAGAACTTAAGAATGTAGCAAAAAAAGACACAGCATCTTTTTGCTCAAACGCTATGCGTTTGGGCTTAAAGGTGCCTGTGTTTATGTACGAGACTTTGTCGCATTATGAAGAAAGTCATGGAGAGGTCTTTCTTGATAAGAAGTCTGATACGGACTGGTTCGCTAAGAACTATCCACAGTTCGTAGTACCAAGAGATTATTAAAACGCAAACGGAAGAGAAAAAACTAATAGAGTAAATTAGCACTAGCTATTATAGCTAAAGACGAGATACAACAATGTTGTAAGATCATCGAAAAATATGGCAAGTATTTTGATGAGATTGTGATTGCCTACGACACCAATAAGGAGTTGTTTGAAAGATTAGGTTCGGATAAAGTGACGATGTATGAATACACTTGGTGCGATGATTTCTCACACAAACGAAACTTCTTAGCTGAAAAGATCAAGTCAGAATATTATCTAAGGATGGACACCGACGATGAGTTGGGAAGTCCTGAGAATATTAGAAAAACATTTGACAGTATGGTGATAGATGGAACTGATGTTGTGTATTGTCCTTATTTGTATGCTTTTGATCCTGATGGAAATTGTATCGCGAGACACTGGCGTGAAACTATCATCAAAAAAAAGAAGAGTATTTATTGGAAGAAATCTATCCATGAGAATATATTCATAGAGGATTTAGATGATTATAAAGGTTCTAAGGATGATAGCATTTCTATTATCCATCATACTGATGACGAGCATGCTCGTAAATCACAGGACAGAAATTTCAAGATATTGGTTGAAGAGTTTGAGAGAGATAAAGAAGATACAGATCCTAGAACAATAGGGTATATTGGAAGAGTTTTACTAGGGGAAGGTTTGTATGATAGGGCAATACCATTTTTGGAATTGTTTCTAAAGAAGAGCGGTTGGCCTGAAGATAAATATTTTGGGTTTGTCCAATTAGCGGAAGCGAATATATACAAGAAAGATTATGACACAGCTATATCATGTTGTTTCGAATCAATGGGTATAAATGAATACTTCCCAGATGCGTATTTGATGTTGGGGCATGTTTATTTAGAGAAAGGGGAGTATAAAAAAGCATTAAATTGGTTGCATATTGGAAAAAGCAAGCCAGCACCTGACACGTTATCTGTTGTTAATCCGGCAATGTATGGTTTCATGGCAGACATGAATATTGCTATGTGTTACTTAGGGTTAGGTAAGTATGAAGAAGGGTACAAACATTTTAAGAGAGCAAAATCAGAAGCGCCTAAGAATAGGATGGTAAAGAATCGTGAGCCGATGTTCGTAGAAGCTATTGAGAACAATAACTATCTTAAGAACATGTTGTGGAATTTAAAATATTGTGAAAGACATGATCCTTCTAAATGTCAAGAGATTGTTAAGACTTTTCCAAACAATTTGTTAAAAGTAGATGTAACTCATCAGATGATAAATAAGTACTCTCCAAAGGTAGTACATTCGGACAAGAGTGTTGTTTTCTATTGTGGGACAGCGTGGGAAGAATGGGCTCCACCTTCTGTCAGCAGAGGAATTGGAGGTAGTGAAGAAGCTGTCATTTATTTATCTCAAGAGTTAGTAAAGTGCGGATGGGATGTAACTGTCTACAACAATTGTGGTGATTTTCGTGGAACTTATAGTGGGGTAAAGTATAGAAATTATTTTGAATTCAACTCTAAAGATGATTTTAATGTCCTTATTGGTTGGAGAGGAAATATATTCGGTCCGTATATAAGTGCTAAAAGAAGAATAATTTGGTTACATGATGTACCTCAGGAGGGGCAGTTCACGCCAAGTAACATTGACCATGTTGATAAAATTCTAGTTCTATCACAATACCACAAAACCCTTCTACCAGACTGCGTTCCTGAGGACAAGATTTTTGTATCTGCAAACGGAATCAACATAAAAGACTTTGATCTAAAAGTTGTTCCAGATAGAAACCCTAAAAGAATTATTTATACATCTAGTTATGACAGAGGAATTGAGCATTTATTAAATATGTGGTCAGATGTTCGTAAAGAAGTTCCAGACGCTGAGTTGCATTTATTCTATGGGTGGAATACTTATGATTCTATGGTAGAAAAAGGTGTTCGTTCTAAAGAGTTTAAGAATAAGATGGTGAAGTTGATGGAAAAGGATGGAGTATTCGAACATGGACGTGTTGGGCATAAAGATCTTATTAAAGAGTTTTACAGTTCTGGTATATGGGCGTACCCATCACACTTCGAAGAGATTAGTTGCATCAGTGCAATGAAAGCGCAAGCTTGTGGGTGCGTTCCAGTGTATGTTAATTATGCTGCTCTGAAAGAGACAGTGAAAGATGGAATCGCTATTGATGGTAAAGCTGGGGTTGGTTTAACAAACTTTATGTTTAAAGAAGAATTAATAAATCTTCTTAATAAACCAGAGTTACAAAGTGTTTACAGAGGAAGAATATTAGATTATAAAGACAGTTTCGGTTGGGGTAAAGTAGCAGATCAGTGGTCTAAGGAGCTATTTGTAGAAGAGGGGGTGTTGGTATGATAACATTCCTAGACAAGTATGAGGTTGTAAAATGTCTCTAAAGATAGCGGGGTTAAGCCTCGTCTATAATGAAGAGAATTTAGTAGAAGGCTGTGTACGTTCTTTGGAAGATGTAGTTGATCAACATGTTATGTTAGTCTCTGAGAAGCCATATTTTGGAGAGAAGCAGAAGATGGATCGCTCAGCTGATATAGCAGAAGATTTAGGGTGCACTGTTGTACATGGTGAATGGGATCTAGACCATAGTCAGAGAAATACAGGAATACATATGTTGTATGATTATGACTGGATCATAGCAACAGATGTTGATATGTGGATTCAACGTTCAGAGCTTGAGAAGTTGTTAGAAAGATTACATGAAACTGACGCGGATGCACTTACTATAAGTCAGAGAGCATATTGGTTTGATGTGGATCATACATTAGTCGGAGATGATTTTCAACCTGTTATAGCTATCAGGCCGCACGTAAGATTCAGTCATATAGGAAATATTGATCATCCGTATGAGAAAATAGATGACATAAAGATTGATCATATTAATTGGTGTAAACCGAAGGATATTCTTAAGAAAGTCAAGACATATTCTCACGCACCAGAGTTCAATATTGATGTAGATAAGTGGTATCAAGATTGTTTTTTAAATTGGGAAGAAGGCCAAAAAGCTAAAATGCCTGATGAAAAAGAGTTTGATGTTATGGTTCAACCATTACACGAGGAACTTAGAAATTATTTACCTTTCTAGATATGGATTATATGAATAAGACTATTAGTGTAATTATACCTGCTCTTATAACAGATAATAGAACATTATCAATGTCAATTCAATGTATTGAACGCGCACAGAACCTAACAGATATTAAGTACGAAACAGTAATTGTTGAAACTGAAACAGATTATTTAAAAGATTATGCAGATTTATTTTTATATGAAAAAAATAAAACTAATGCTACACAAAGTATAAATAGAGGGTTTAAAATAGCAACAGGAGATTACATTGTTCTATTGACAAATGATGTTTTTGTTAGGCAAGGATGGTTGGAAGCGCTTATGGAACCATTTGATAAGAAGAAGGATTGCTCTATAAGTACATTAGCAACAAGTCAGTTAGGGCATACTTTTGAAGATAGAATAGATGAAGGTATATGGTTTTCAGTAGCATGTTTCAAGAGACAGATAAAGTATTTTGATGAAATATATATAAATAGTTGGGATGACACAGATTTTGTAATGAGAGCATATCTAGGTGGTGGTAAGATGTACCGAAACTATAAAGTAGTAGTGGATCATGATCCTGGTCAAACTCAATATGGTAAAGAAGATCACTTAATTAATTTCAATCGAAATAAAGAAATATTTATTGACAAGTACAAAGATTGTGGTCATCCGATGTATGACCGTCTAATTGGTGGGGAGATAATCTAATGCTTAATAAAAGATTTGTTGAGCTATATACGCAAGTTGGTGAGAACATACGAGATACCTCGACGGGAACACAGAGTGTTATCAAGCGTATGGTAAATGAAGCATATGACGAAATGCTGAAGCGTTTTAACTTTGACGTAACAGATGATGACTATACAGTAAGTACAGTGTCAGGAACTAAGGATTACGCATTACAACATAATTTCGGAAAAGAATTATATGTTCTTGACACAACGAATAATATTTATCTAAAAAGAATGGACATGCAAGAGTATGCTCAGGAGAACCCTTCCTTAGTAAATACATCAGGAACAGTTGAGGCTTATGCAATTCTGAATCAGCCTGCCAAAGCACAACCTTCTGCAGCATCAGTACTCGCGTTTTCTTCCAGCAGTGCAGTTGATAACGCATCTAGTGCATATGTCAAGGGAATTGATGCAAATGGTAATGAGCTATCTGAGACTATATCTCTGAATGGTACGTCCGCTGTTAACTCAGCGAACACTTACACTAGTATAGTATCTTTGTCAAAAGATTCTACAACAGGTTCAATTACAGTAACATCTAATTCAGCCGCTGTTACCAATGCAATAATGGCACCTACAATACTTGACTACAAAGTCAAGATCTTAAGATTATTTCAAACACCTACAGGAACGTTAGTGTTGGCTGTTCCTTTTATCATGACAGCGATGCCATTGGTTAATGATGGTGACACTATGGTAATAGAGGGGGCTGATTTTGTATTAGCCAGAGCGACAGCAAAGGCTTGGACTTACCGACGACAGTTCTCAAAGGCGCAAGAGTTT